GTAAAAGGAAAAAGATTTTAGTACCTGATTGGATGGCAGATAGAGTTTTTAAGGATATGTATAAGAAAGATGTTATAGAATAGTAAGCAACAAAAATTTTCCGAGAGGAATTGATATCTTATGAAAGAATTAAAAAAGATTTTTGTAGATACAAATGTACTCTTAAGTCCAAAATTTAATTTTGATAATTATTCTCGTATATATATAAGTATTGTCTCAATTGAAGAATTAGACAAACTTAAAAGAGATGAACGAATATCATATCAAGCAAGACAAGCAATTAAAAATATTAATTCTGCTGATAATGTAGATATTATAATGAATGGTGTTAATATTTGTGGTGTAATGTTTTCTAATCAAAGTAATGATAATATGATACTGTCTATGGCATATACTACTTATGAAAATAATGATAAAGATATGATTTTTATTTCAGATGATTACAATTTAATTGTTAAAGCACAAGCATTAGGATTACCATGTAAAATGTTTGAGTTTGAAGATGGTAAGAGTAATGATAAATATAATGGCATTAGAAAACTAACTTTGACAGAGCAAGAATATGTTAATTTACTTGAAAATCCTAATTTATATAATTTTCAACCTAATGAATATATAATAATTCATAATACAACATCTAATGATGAATATTTATTTACATGGAATAAGTATTTTGAAGAAGTAAAAATTAAACCAATAATAAATAAATATGTAAATAAAATTGTACCATTAGATATTTATCAAAAAGCATTTATACATATGCTTCAAAATGATAATATAAAAATTAAAATAACTGATTCAAAATATGGCGTAGGTAAAAGTTTTTTGATGATACATTGGGCATTGCAAATGTTAGACAAAGAAAAAGTTGATAAGTTATATTTTGTAAAAAGTGATTCACCACCTAAAGGAAGAAGAGAATTTCCTGCAATCCCAGGAGATGTAGTAGAAAAGACATCTCCTCTACTTGGTGTTTTATGTGATACCACCTCGGAAGATAATATAATGGATATATTACTTAGAAATAATAGATTAGAAATTTTACCTATTCAATTTGCTAAAGGTAGATCACTTCGTAACTCTATATTGTATATAAATGAGGCACAAGATTTTACACCTTCTGAAATGGAAAGATTACTTTCTAGAATTGGTGAAGGAACATTTGTATTATTAGATGGTTCTACTATGCAGATTGATAATAGATACTGTTTAAATAGAAATGGATTAACTGTTACAAGCAATAATTTCAAAGATAAATATATTGCAGGGCAAGTTAATATGATAGAAGATCATAGAAGTGAAATTAGTAAAATGGTAAGTGAAATGGATTGGAAGGATTAAAAAGAATAATGGTCGATATTCTATACCTCTTCTACACTATTTTAAATTGAATTGAGGAATTGTATGGAACATTTAAGAAAAGATAACGAATCAGATTATGATTATATAATTAGACTTATTGAAGGTAAATCAAATGGAATTTATGATATTGATTATGTTGAATTATTTAAATTAGCATTTGGGGTAACATTGAATTCTGATGAATGTAGGAAAAGGTATTATGGTTTAAAAATGCTTCTTCCTTATCTTGATAAAGAAAAGATAATTAATATTAGTGATGATAAGATATTGAATGAGTATGAGCAAAAATTACAAGAATTACAAAAAGAAAAAATAAAAGTTCAAACAGAAAAAGCAGTATTATCACAATTATTAAGAGAGGATGCAAGATTTGAATTATTTACTGAAAGAGCAATTCAAGCAATAAAAGAAATTCAACCTCTTCCATCCCCTATTAAAATTATTAATAATAAAAATAAAACAGAAGGATTGTTGTGTATTTCTGATGCACATTTTGGAAAAGAAATTTTAATTAAAGGACTTAAAGGTGAGATTATTAATGAATATAATGAAGATATATTTAAACAAAGAATGTATAAACTACTTGATAAAACTATAGAAATTTGTAAAAAAGAAAATTTAACAGAAATACATATAATGAATCTTGGTGATGAATTAGATGGATTAATTCATCTAGGACAACTTATAAATTTAAAATATGGTGTTATTGAATCAGCAATTAAATATTCTTATTTCATAGCAACATGGTTAAATTTATTAAGTGAAAATGTTAAAATAAAATTTTATTCTACATGTGGAAACCATACAGACTTGAGATTGTTAGGTACTAAAAAAGGGGAATTGCCACATGAAAATATTAGCAAAGTAATTTTTGTTTTAACAAAAGAAATATTAAAAGATAATCCTAATATTGAATGTATGGAAAATGAAACGGAAATGATATATACACAAATTGCAGGATTTAATGTTTTAGGTACTCATGGTGAAGAAAAAGATGTTCAACAATCAATTAGAGATTATTCATATATGTATAATGAAGATATTTCTTACCTTGTAACTGGTCATAAACATCATGCAAATAGTATAAATTTAGGTGTTTCTAAAGGTACTATTGGTGTTGGTTCAATCTGTGGATTAGATGATTTTAGTTTAAAAATTAAAAAGATTTCTGAAGCAAGTTCTACATTTGTTGTTTTTGAAGAATGTGTTGGTAAAACAATTGAATATAATATTAGTTTGAATTAAAATAAAATGCCGAAAGGTAATATATACATGGAATATTTAATACCAAATGATAGAATAATGGATGAAATGCGTATTAACTCTGCTATGAGAGACAGACGTATTCTATTTTCTGAGGAAATAGAACGAGATTCTATTTTTAAGGTAATGTATTGGCTAGATAGACTTAAATTACTTGACAAGAAAAATAATACTAAAGAACCAATAGAAATAGTTTTAGACACATATGGTGGTGATGCGTACTCAACAATTGCTTTATGCTCCAAAATAAAAAGTATGATTAATGAAGGATATAATATTATCACAACAGTTCATACTACAGCTTTTTCTGGTGGATTTTGGTTGCTTATATGTGGTTCAGAACGTAGAGCATTACCTGATTCTAGAATTATGGTTCATAGTATTATATCAGGTTCATTTGGTAAACATCAAGAAATGATTGATGATATGGAAGAAACTAATACTATGTGGAAAAAGTTAAAAGAGATAGTTATTAATAATACTAATATAACTGAAGAAAGATTAGAAGAAATTAAGAAATTAAAATATGATTGGTACTTTTGGGGAAGCGAAGCATGTCAAGACAATCTAAAAGTAGTTGATTATTTAATTTAAGGAGAAAACATATGAACGATAAAACAAAAACAATATCTCAAACACAAATACAAGAACAAGAATTAAATACCACTCCCCTACTCTCTTCTACATCAGAAGTGATTCTATTCTTTGAACCATTAGAGATATCAACTGATAATCTAGCAGAAGATACTAATATTCAATTAGATTTAGATGAATTTAAAAGAGGATTAAAAGATTCTTCATATTATTCTGGTTTTTACACAGGTTTAATTAATTCAGGTATTTCAATGGATGATTCTATTACGTTAATTCTGAATAAAATGAATGTCGATCATAGTGTACAAATAACTAATATAAATGCTAATGCTACTATTGAGAGTTCTAAAAATGCGACAATATTAAAGGAAAAAGATATGTTGTAATAATTAAATTATATTTATTACAATTATAAAATAATAATATAAATTTAAAGGAGAATATTAAAACATGCAACTAACAACCAAACATTACTATGATGATGAAACTTTTGAACACGTAAAAAGTAAGTTTTATATTGATGGTGAAGAAGTTGATTTTGAATCTTATCAAGATTTTGTTGGTGGTTTAAGTGAATATAATAAAGAAGAAGTAAAAAAAATAAATGATAGTCCTTATACATACGATGACGATGAAGTTTGTGATTGTTGTGAAGATTGCGAAGGATGTAAAGAAGATGAATTTGATTACGGAGAATTGTTAGAATTATTTGCTAAGAGAATTCAAGAGACAAATGGAAATAAAATTTCTATTAAATCTATTTTAGACGAATTTGCGGATAATTTTATTGAAGATTATGATGAGGAATCAGTTGATAAATGTGATGATTGTGAAAATAAAGATATATGCTTAGATATTAGTATTATTGAAGAATTTTATGATCGAATTGAAAACTTAGATTGTGATTGTAGTTCATGTATAAAAAATGTTTTATATGAATTGTTTATGTTGGGTAAGGAAATTGGATGGAACGATTGTGAAAAGGAATTTGTTAATGATACAAATAAAAATGAAAAAGAATCTAAAACTAATATTACATGTAATTTAACTGTTAATAATACAAAAGATGATATGAATAAAGTTGCTGAACAAATACTTAACATGATTAATAATTCTACTAGATGGGGTTAGATAGTCGGAAGGACAATTAAATAATCATAGATAAAACCCATTAATTATTATCTTAATGGGTTTTAATGTGTGTTTATTATTTAGTATAGAAGTGAGATTTGGTTGTAATATTTTTTAGGTTAGTATTAGATTATAAATATAATAATTTTAAATATGTTTATTTTAAGAAGTTAAGTAATTGGGAATTAGCTATTCCCTCTCTACACATCCTAATTTCTATTTTATTTTTATATGCGTGGAGAAATGGAGGATAAATTTAAAAATATTTGTGTAACGGTAATTTAATAATTGATAAAGATAATTTTAATAAATATTATAATTTTAAATTTGATAATTTATTAGATAATGAATACAAGTATATTACTTTAAAAGGAGATGATGCCAGATGCCAAGATTAACTAAAACTATTAAGAATATTAAAGAAGTTAAAACTGTATCTGGAGAAGGTTATTGTAGAATTTGTATGAAAATGCATCCTATATCTTATTTTTATGAATGTACAAATCCAAATATAGATAAAAATGGTTATCTTTCAATTTGTCGAGATCATTGTAATGAGATTTTCGATAATTATTTCTCAATACATAATAATATAGATATTGCTTTAAAATTAACATGTAGAGATTTAGATGTAAGGTATAGCGAAGAAGCGTTAAAACAAGCACAATCGCATGTAGAAAATTTAATGTCTAAAGGTAAAAAAGCAAGTAAATTATTTGGATATTATAAAAGTAAACTTGGGTCCACAAGTAAGAATAATGAAAAATTAGAATCATTTAGATTTAAAGATAGTGAATTTGAAAATATTATTAATGATCAAGTTGAAGAAGAAATTGATGATGATTTAGTTTTATTTTGGGGAAGAGGATTTTCATTAGATGATTATATATTTTTAGAATTAGAATTGTCAAATTGGAAACAAACACATAAATGTGATAATCAAGCTGAAATAACATTACTGAAAGAAATTTGTGTAAAAATATTAATAATAAGAAATAAACGTGCAGATAAAGAAGGCGTATCACAAGATGTAAAAGAATTACAAGAACTTTTTAAAACAGCATCAGTTGATCCTGCAAAAGCTAATCAAGCAAGTGCTGGAAAATCACATGAAGCATTTGGTTTATGGGTAAAAGATATTGAACAATTTAGACCAGCAGAATGGTATGAACAACAAGATAAATATAAAGATATAGATGGATTTAAACCATATCTGAAAAATTATATTTCTCGTCCCATTGAAAATTTTCTTACAGGTGTTAGAAATTTCTTTGTTGATGATAATATTGATGCTGATTTAGATAGTGTTGATGTTGGGAAAATTGATGGTGATTTTAATGGGTCGTAGTTATAATAATTATCAAAATAATCATAGTAAGTATTCTGGACATAGTAATCAATTTAAAGCACCTAAGTCAATGATAAAAGATAAAGATAGAAATGAACAATGGCAAGAAAATTTAATTGATTGGACTACTTTTTATCGACGTAATATTCATAGATTTATTCAACATTATTTTGGAGTACAATTATATTGGTATCAAATAATTTGGATATATTTTATGAGTATATGTGAAAGTTTTGTTACAATTGCAAGTAGAGCAGCAGCAAAGTCATGGTTAATTGCTTTATTGGCTTATGCTAGAGGTGTACTTTATCCAAATAGTGAAATTGTAATTGTAGCAGCCTCAATGAAACAGGCAGGTATTATATTTGGTAAAATGTCAAGATTAAAAGATGACTATCCAAATATTTCTAGAGAAGTAAAAGATTTTTCAGATACTCAAAATAATTGTAGTTGTACTTTACAAAATGGAACAACTATTAAGGTTGTAGCTTGTCAGGAAAGTGGGAGAGGAGAAAGATCTACTTTCACAATTGGTGAAGAATTTCGTATAATGGACAAAACAAAATTTGATGCGATAGTAAAACCATTTTCATATGCTAGACAAACACCATATTTAATGAAACCAGAATATGCAAATGAAAAAATTTTAATTGAAGAACCAAGACAAGTTCTTATATCTTCTGCTTATCATAAAGGATTATGGTGGTATAAAGAAACTTTAGACACTATAAAAATGATGTTAGAAGGAAAAGATGCAGGTTTTATTGCTTTTGATTATTTAATTGCTATTAAACATAATATTAAAACTAAAAAAGCAATAGCAAGAGACAGATCGACTATGGATGCAATAACTTTTTTAGAAGAATATGAAAATATCCCATTTGGAGAGAACAGTAATTCTTATTTTAAATTAGATATGTTTCAAAAAAATAGAAAATTAAAGAAGTCGTTTTATCCTTTAAGACATGATATATTAAATAAAAAGAAAAATCCAAATGAAATAAAAAGAGTAGATGGAGAAATTAGAATTGTTTCAGTAGATATTGCTGCAAGAAAAGGTCAGAAAAATGATAATACAATTATTACTTGTATAAGAGCATTACCTACATTAAAAGGATATCACCGTGAATATGTTTATATGGAATCAAAACAAGGTGAGCATACCGAAAAACAAGCATTACGAATAAAACAAATTTATCATGATTTTGAAGCAGATTATATTGTACTTGATTTACATAACGTAGGTATTACAATTTTCGAGAGACTTGCAACAGTAACAAAAGATGATGAACGTGGAATTGAATATGATGCTTTTACAGTATATGAACATAAATCTCTCGATAAATCATTGATTGATGAATTAAAAGAAAAAACTTTAGCAGCAAAAGCAAAACCTGTTATATATCCTGTTTTAGCTAATGCTAGATTAAATAGTGATATTGCAGTAGATTTTAAAGATAAACTACAAAGAAATATGTGTAATTTCCTTATTGATGAAAATGATGGTGAAGAATATCTAAATAAAACAAATAAAGATTTTTCTCGCAATCAAGATATTAATTTAACTGTATGGTATATTCATCCATATAGACAATTTTCAGAAATGGTTAATGAGACTATTAATTTAGAATATACCATACTTAATGGAAATATTAAATTAGAAACAATTGGTACAGCAAGGAAAGATAGGTATACAAGTTGCAGTTATGGAGGGTATTTTATTTCTTTATTAGAACAAGATTTATTAAAAGAAAAAGAAGAAGATGATCTTGAAAATTTCTTTATTGCTCCAACATCAAAACCTTGGGAAAAATTTTCAAATTACTAATTAATCACTTAAAAAAGTAGGCAGGTGAAATATTTGGCAAGAAAAAAGCAAAAATCACTTTCTGTTACAACAAATAGTAATAATAATATAAATAGTAATATAAACAGTGATATATCAAATACAGATATGTCACCAGATAAATTTTTAGAAACATATTCTAATACATTATATAGTTTGTTAAGAAAGATAAATAATAATCAAGGATACTATCCACATTATAGTAACTCTTTGATGAAAGATATAAATATATCTCCATATAAACCTACTTCTCAAGAGATTGAGAAATGGTTATTACAACCTCATAGATATGAACAACAATTAAGTAATTTGTCACAGTATCTTGAGGGGGTATCTTTACAATTTGAACGTGTAGTTTATCATTTTGCATCTAATCTTGATTTTTATTATTACATTTATCCTATCACTCCCGTTCCCGATCCTAAAAAAGATAAAAAAGCGTTTGCTACATATAAAAACTCTAAAAAGAAAGCATTAGATTTTTTAACGAAACTTAGAATTCAAGAACAATTTTTTAATATAACTTTAGGTGTCATACGTGAGGGTGGAAAATTTTACTATTTAAGAGAAGCGGATAATTATATTGATTATCAAGAAATGCCTTCTGGAGATAATAGATGTATTATAAATGGAAGAACAAGTTTAGGATACACATATGCCTTTGACATGACGTTTTTCCTTCGTACACCACAATCACTTAATGATTATGCTTCTGAATTTACTGATTGGTTTGAAGATTTTTATGAGGATATTAAGACTAATCAAAATTATTTTATACAAATGCCACCTAAAAAATCGGTAGTGTTTCTTTTTGATGACACCAAGGCTGCTAGATTGAATCCTTTAAGGGGTTTGTTTAGAGATGTGTTAGGAATAGATGAATATCGTCAACTCTTGAAGACCAAAACGATGTTAGACACATTTAAATTAATATATTTACAAGCACCACTGGATAAAGATGGAAAACCTTCCATAGATTTCAATACTACTGCCAAATGGGTGGCGGCTTGTCAAGCTGGCTTAAATTTCGGAACTACAGTATTTTCCTCTCCAATGAGTGCCACAGAAATCAAGACCTCTGACAATCAAAGTATAGCAGCAATTTCAAGTATAGTGGGAAATAGTATGTGGCAAAATTCTGGTATATCACCGTTAACATATGGTTCAGCAGATGGTAAATCTGGTTCTGCTGTTAAAAATAGTAATACTACTGATATGCAATTTATAAATCATATGTACAGACAATATACTAAAAATATAAATTATCAATTAGCACAAAGAACGGGTTCTTATAAATTTGGGATTAAGATGTTCGGGGACTCATTTAGTCGTGAAGAAGTTTCGAATAGGTATAAGAACGCTGCAACCCTTGGCGTGTGTCGTAAAGAATATCTCGCTTCTTTGGGAAAATTACCAGAAGAATATGAAATGCAGATGGATGATGAGACACTATATAGTTGGGACACGCAACAATTCATTCCTTTTAGTACGTCTTATACTCAAAGCGGAAGCAATCCTAGTAATTTAGGTGGTAGGGAGAAAAAACCTGATGACCAGCTAAATGACGGAGGAGCCACTACTAGGGACTACGACTCAAACGATGGAAAAGTTATAAGCTAATTAAATTAAATATAAATATTATTGACAAAGTTATAAAATAATAGTATAATAATATTGGGATAGATAAGGAAGTCATGAGCCTTATTGATAAGAGAATATCCGAGTTCTTTTCCCTTATTTAAAATTCTCGGAAAATAAAAATAATTGCTGTCGGAGGTAATAATTAATGTTGCTAACAAAAGAAGTAGAAATTGGCTTAAGTGGAAGACATATTAAATGGTATAAAAATAAAGGATATATAATACCAAGGGAAAAAGATAATCAAGGAAGGTTGTCAGTTCCACAGAATACAAAAATATTAGTTAAAGTAGAGGATTTATTAGATAGTTATAAGGTGCAAGTTGATATTGGATGTGATGAGTGTGGAGAATATTTAAAAACAATAGCATTGAATGATTATCGAAAATATATTAAAGACGATGAACAACATTATTGTATAAATTGTTTTAATTCATTATATATTAATGGAATTAAAGCACAAGAAGTTAAGCAAATAATTAATAATAACTTAGGAGATACTTGGAAATTACTTAATGTTAAAATAATAAATACTCAAATTAATGTAGATTTAATTAATTCGGATGGATATATGTATAGTAAAATTAAAATTTCCAGCATAAAAAAAGGTTATATACCACAAGGGTTTTATAAATCTAATATATACATATATCAAAATATTAATAATTGGTGTAAAATAAATAATTATAATATTAGATTGAGTGATGAGTACATTGGCTATGATGTAAAACTTAAATGGGAATGTTTAGACTGTAATCATATATTTGAAAGAAGTATGAATGCTATTACACGTGGGCAAGTGGGATGTTCTATTTGTGGAGATAATATTTCATACCCCAATAAGTTTGGACGTAATTTATTAAACCAATTAAATAATACATACAAATTAAAATATATAAAATTCGAATATTCACCGGATTGGATTAAACCTAAGAGATATGATAGTTATTTTGAATTTAATAATAAAAAATATATAATTGAAATGGATAGAGCATTGGGACATGGTAATAAAAAAACATTAGATGGAACCACCCCTGAAGAATCTCAAGCTATAGATGATTATAAAGATAAAAAAGCAAAAGAACATAATATTAAGATGATTAGAATTGATTGTGTAAAATCAGATATGAAATATATTAGAGATAATATTTTAGTTAGTGGATTAGCACAGATATTTGATTTATCTAATATTGATTGGTTAAAATGTCATGAGTTTGCTTGTAACAATTTAGTAAAAGAAACATCTAAATTATGGAATGCTGGAATTAAAAATTCATCAGAAATTAGTGTTATTCTGAACTTAGGAAAGAGAACAGTTATAAGATATCTTAATGAATGTAGTAAATTGGGGTGGTGTGATTATGATGCCAATGAAATACAAAAAGCAAGTGGGGTAAGATTAGGAAAATCAGGGGCGAAACCAGTTGTTCAATTGTCGTTAAGTGGTGAATATGTTCAAGAATATAGTAGCATGGTTGAAGCTGAAAAACAAACAGGAATTATTATTATGAGTATTTCATCTTGTTGCAGAGGTAAATTAAAATCTGCTGGTGGATATCAATGGATGTTTCTTTCAGATTATAATAAAAGCGAAATAAAACAATATAAAAAATCTCCATATGTTAAAAAAGTTGTTCAACTATCACTAAATAAAGAATATATTTCGGAGTTTGATAGTATTATTGAAGCAGAAAGACAATTAAAAATAAATCATTCAAATATTTCTTCTTGTTGTCTTTGTAAATATAATCATGCAGGTGGTTTTAAATGGATGTACAAATCAGATTATGAAAAATTAGTTGGATAGAATAAAAATACAATAATATAAAAGTAAGTTAAAGACTATATGTTTATAGTCTTTTTTATTTGTAATAAATAACAACAAAAAGTGAGTTGATAATATATGTACATAAAAAATGCAGAACAAATATTTTCTAAAGATGAACTTTATTATTGTTATGATATTAAAATTAAAAATTTCTTATGTAATGTAAAAAATATTCAATATATAAAAAAAAGTAAAGGAGAAGGTAAATTTTATTGGATATTTTTGATGAGTGATGAATTAGAAATTTATTTAAAGGAATGGAATAGTTAGAAAAAATAATTTTAAAGAAGTTAAAACTAAATTAACTTCTTTTTTTATTGATAATTTTAATTTCGATTTAACCAATTTAAAGGAGGTGAGTTAATTTGTGAGTGAAATAGTAAAATTTAATTGTGATAAATTTACTATAATAAGAGATGATCCTAGATTTTTGGTTTGTAAATTTTTCTTTGGACTTATCGGTTCTAACTATAATGGTAGTGTAATCGAAAAGGAAGATTATGAAAATAATAAAAATTTTATAGGATACACGCCGATTTGTGGTAAATTTAAAAATGGAGATTTTAAAGAACATGAAATTGATGAATATCCGTTAGGTAGTATATTAAGTTTAGAAGATTGTGAATATGGGTATGAAAAATATGAAAATCTTGAGTATGCCACAGCATTAGGCGTGATCCAAAAAGAGTACCTCACAAAGGAAGCAGAGAATATTCTTAAAAGTGGCACAAAAAAAATAAGTATAGAAATTGAAGTTTTAAAAAAAGAAAAACTATCTAATGGTAAATTTAGATTCAAGGATTGGATTTACCAATGTATAACTATCTTAGGTGATAAGCTAGAAATAGCAACTGGTATGAAAAACGCTCATCTTGAAGTTTTAAATAAACCAAGAGAAGCATATGCAAGTTTTTGTAAAAGTACAATAGAAACTTTTGCAAAACAAGACACAGACAATAAATTTCAATTAGGTGATTCCGTAATACCAACAGAATTACATATGCCAGAACACGAAGGTAAAACAGGAATAATTTCAGAAATAAAAAATGGTTATTATTATGCAATTAAATTTACTGGTGATGAAGAACAGCATGAATGG